ATGAAAATACTAAAAATGAACTTAAAACAAAATTATTTGATGAAATTAAAATAGTAAATTATTGTTGCAAAATGCGAATTTTAACGTTTAAAGATTTAAACAATATAATCAAATAAATACAAGCAAATTAAATTTTTATATATAGGCGATGTACACAAGCAAACTAATATAAAAGTATACGTGATGTATATAGTAAGGATGGATATTTTTGATAATTTAGTAGATAAATATACAAAAATGATAATTGATGCATATAAGAATGGGGGTAGTGCTATATACCCTAAAATTGATATATACCCTAAAATTGAAATATACCCTAAAATTGAAATATACTCTAAAATTGATATATACAATAAAATTGAATTAATAATTCAAAATGATAATGATTATAATACTTTAGATAGTTTAGAAAAAAGCATATTGCTTAATATTTTAAAAGATACACCTGAACCTAAGATGGATACTAACCTTAACCCAAACCCAGAATCAATTGTAGGTAATAAGAAGATATGGTCCGTTAATAAGAAGGAAGATGAAAAAGGAGGGAAAGAAGTTAAAAAAAGTGCATTTGATTTATCAAAACTATTATCTAAAAAAAAATATGAACCAAATGAATCTTATAATCATAATAAAATTAATACGAATATAACGGGTATTATAGAACCTATTACAGATAATAATTATGAAAATAAGAAAAATATATTTACTGCTTTAAGTGAAATAGTATTACCTGCACAACGTTCTGATGCATGGTTTAAAATGAGAAGTGAAAAGATTACTGCATCAGATTGTGGTACAGTACTTGGACAAAATAAACACGAGCCTGTATATTCTTTCCTTATTAAAAAAGTATTTGGTTCTACATTTGAGACAAACGATGCATGTTATCATGGTAAGAAGTTTGAGAATATTGTTACATTAATGTATGAATATAAATACAATACAAGTATACATGAATTCGGTTTATTAGGACATCCAGAACATATATTCCTAGGTGCAAGTCCAGATGGTATTTGTGGACCATATAAGCGTGATGGTAAAACACGTTCTGAATTAGTAGGACGTATGTTAGAAATTAAGTGTCCTCTTTTAAGAAAGATAAAATATTCAGGTGAAGTTAAAGGTGAAATATGTCCAATTTATTATTGGTGTCAAGTACAACAGCAATTAGAATGTTGTAATTTGGATGAATGTGATTTTGTCCAAGTTAATATTGAGGAAATAGATAGAGAAGAATATTTAAAAGATTGTAAAAGTGATACAGAGGAATATATAAGTAAAAAAACAGGATTAGAAAAGGGAGTATTACTTGAATTTATTCCTACTAAAATAGATGATAATGATATTGATATTAAAACTGGTAATGTTAAAATGTCATTAATATATGATAAAGCATCATTTATTTATCCTCCTAAAATAGATATGAGTAATAATGAAATAGATAAATGGATTTTAGCAGAATTAGATAAGAAGAGAGATGGTGTTAAATTAAATCGGGTAATATATTGGCGTATATTAGAATCAAGTAATACCCTCATCTTAAGGGATAAAGTATGGTTTAATGAAAGTTTACCGAGGTTAAAGGAAATATGGTCATATGTTGAATTTTTAAGAAATAATATGTCTATTGCTAATGAATGGAAAACATATATTGATAGTCTACCTAAAAAATATAGTGATAAGATTATGGATAAATTGTATACCTTGATTAAAGGACATAAGCAATAATATCTTAAAAATTGATTTTTTATAAGTAAGTTTTGGTTATAAGCATTATTTGGTTATAAGCATTGATAGGTTTATACGCATTGATAAGTTTATAATGAAACCATCACAAGAAGATATAGAAAATTTGTATAATAAATTAAATTTCAAACTATTTACATTAAAAGTGTATAATGGTAATAAGTATTATGTTGATAATGATACAAACTTAGTTTGGAATGATGAAAAAAAAGTTGTTGGTTATTATAAGAATGCTATTCACCTATTTGAAGATGATGATAAATTGATTGCACTGTAACCACTTATAATGGTTATAGAGTATGTGCGTTTTTATAATAGATACCATAAGGTTATAATAAATCCCAAGCCATTAAAAATAAAATATAGTTATAAAATATATATAATAGATATGGCACTAAATATAAATGATAATATAAATATAAAAGAAGTAATGCCTTCTAAAATAGAAGAAACAAAATGTAGTCCAAATATTAACTTTGAAAATGGTTCGTGTATAACATTAGACTTATTAATAGAAATGGCAACAGCATATAATAAACATTGTATTGAAAAGGGGAATAAGAAAGATGTAATACGATTAAATAGTGCAATGGATACATTAGAACCTGATAAATACAAGATATACTTATTATATCAGTTTAAAAAGAGGTTTGATGGTTCACAAAAAGAATGGATAAAGCAAGAATTTATAAGTTTAATGAATAAAGATGATCGTCACAAATTAGAACATCATACATTTCGCCCCATTGGTCCTAGTGGTCAATTTGAGTGGTTATCAACACTTGATATTAATAAGACATTAGCACAATATGAAAATAAATATAATGATTTTAAATTTTTAGGCGCAGTACCAATTGATTTTAATGATTTAGACTGGTATCCATTTAAGAAGATGAATTTTAAAGATTTTCAAGATAAAAATATTAATAGATTGGGTGTTATATTTAATTTAGATAAACATAATCAAGGTGGTTCACATTGGGTCAGTTTATATGCTGATTTAAAAAGTAAGCAAATATATTTTAGTGATTCATATGGTACACGCCCACCACAAGAAGTTAAAAACTTTATGAATAGAATAAAAGATTATTTAATTAATTGTGGTTATAGTGAAAGTAGTATAGATTTAAGACATAATACAACATCGCATCAGCGTGGAAACTCGGAATGTGGTGTTTATTCAATTAATTTTATTTTAAGGTTGCTAAAAGGTAAGAGTTTTGATCATATAACAAGAAAAAGATTAGATGATAAAAAGGTTAACAAATGTAGAAACATATATTTTGAAAAAAATCATGCTTTATAGATATGATTGGTTTATACTGTTACAAGGTTAACTGTAAATTCGTGTTTATTTTCAAAGAAGAAGTTATAATTTGTATTATATTTAATCAAGTCTTTCTTTGTTTTATAGAATTGTACAATAAGATGATCTAATTCTATACTATCATCATCTAAATTTACTAATTTTTTAATAGTATTATTATCATTATTAATTTCATATAATGGTTCATCATGTATGGGTGATAATATTAAATAAAATATGTTATCTCCAATATTTATAGTTGTATCTGCGGTATATATAGTTCTATTATTATATTTATTATTATTAAAACCTAAGAAAGGTAATATACTTTTTTTATCTGCGATATCTAAATTAAATTTACTATTAGATTTAAAAACATATTTATCATTATCAATAAAACAACGTATATCTATATTATTACTATTAAAAGCATCATTTATAAATTCTAATATTTCATAACGATTATAATAATTTTCTTCTAATTCAAAAGTATATTTTTCATCATTTACTACTACCGATAAAACATTATTATCTTTACTTATATTTTCACTTTCATTCTTTGGTATATTAATATTACTTATTTCTATATTATTAAATGTTATTGGACTTTTAAAATTTATCATGTAATCATTATAACACTCATTATCAGTAAAATTTGAACTCTTAACATGAATTTGCGATATAACCTTTTCCTTATTATTGGTTATAGCTGAAGAAGAAGATTTAGAAGTAATATCGTCAATAATATTTATTTTTTCTTTATTTTTATTATTTAGTTCTATTATATCCCCTTTTTTATAATCATTATTATTAATTAAATTATTTATTGAATTACTTTTTTGACTATTTTTACTTACAGTTGATGATATTAACATTTTTATTAATTTTTTCTTTTCAGATTCATTACTATCGTCATTTTTATTATTGATATCACCGCCGCCACCGCCACTACCACCACTACTACCACTATTATTTACAACCGATTTATTTTGTACACTCTTTTTAATTTTTTTATTTAATAAATCTATTTCTATTTCTTTTTCTAAGATTTCTATTTCTAAATTTATCTTGCTTATATCTTTATTATTTTTTAAAAAAAAAACATTATTTCCTTGTTGCATTGATGAGTTATAAGAAGGTTGCATTGATGAGTTATAAGAAGGTTGTTGTTGTTGGGTATAAGAAGGTTGTTGTTGTTGTTGGTTATAAGAAGGTTGTTGTTGTTGGTTATAAGAAAGTTGTTGTTGTTGTTGGGTATAAGAAGGTTGTTGTTGATTGGATGGTTGTTGTTGCTGAGAAGGCGATATTGTCGGATCAAAAGTTCCAGGCTTAGGTATATTTTCAATAATTTTATTAATATTTATTCTATCTTGTTTTAATTTTTCAAATAGATTATCAACCTTTCCTTCTGTCTTATTGCCCCCGCCTCCACCAACACCTGCACTTGCATTTTTATCTATTGGATTAAGGTAATTATTAAAACTATCTATGCCATTATAATTATCATTATTTCCACCATATGCAGCATTTAAATCATTGCCAAAATTATCATTACCAATATTAAATGAATAATCTATACCTCCTGCCCCACCTGCCCCTGCCACCACTGCCCCTCCTGCTCCCGCTGATCCATTTGTAGTTTGTTTTTCAGGTGCATTTGGTAGTTGCATATTAGGAGGAAGCATAGATTTACCATTGTTTAAATTAAGTAATTTAACAGTCATTTCATCAATTTTAACAGGTTCCTGTTGACCTCCAGTATAATCAGTTCTCAAATTAGTCATTCGTCTTTCAATTTCATCTGCATAATTTTTTTTCCCGCCTGTATCACTAATTCCAAACTTATTTGCATCATTTTGTATTTCTAATGGTAAACCATATTCGCCAGTTGCTGTAATAAATGTATTATCACCACTTTCAAACTTGGTAAATGAAGCATATCCACCAGCATCATTAAATGATTGAAAATCTTTAGCATTACTATTTCTATCATTATTTGCTTTATCTGGATTTTTAATACTATTAATAATATCATCTGGACGAAGATATGGATTAATTATATTTGCATTTGTATCATATGCACTATTACCTTGGGTTATGTTGTTACCTTGAATTATGTTGTTATTTCTTACTTTTAAACTACCATTTTTACTAATATCGGGTCTATTACCATATTTAGTTCTATCATTGTGTTCGGGTCTATTACCGTGTTTACTTCTATTAACGTGTTCGGGTCTATTACCGTGTTTACTTCTATTAACGTGTTCGGGTCTATTACTAATACCATCATAATTTAAAGAACGCGAATTAGGTGTATCTGGTTCACTAATATTATTTTTTTTATTATTAATTGTTCGTAAACAATCACTTAGACTTTTTTTATTTAATTTATCTATATATACCTCATTAGTTATATTAGGTGGTTTTAAATTACCATATTTTTCAAATACTTGTGTCATAAAATTAAGAATTATTTTATTACATTTAATAATAATTTCTTTTGTTATTTCCTCTTTATCAAGATTAAGAAATATTATTAATTTTTTAGTTAGATATGTTATATTATTTTGTGAAAAGAAATAATTTTTCATTTTATATATAATATAACTTTTCTAAATTTAAAATTTTTTTTAAACTCTTAGGTTAAAAATAAATTTTAAATTATAGATTATATATAATTGATGTTTAATCCTATATCAAAAGATCAACAAAAATTTATTAATAATTATTCAAGTTTTAATGGAGCTTCTGAAGGGATAGTAAGTGCAGGGAGAAATATGGGGGGAAATATAGGGGGTAATGTAAGTATGCATAATTATGATGAATGTATGACAAATGCAACACCTATCCTAAAAAAACCAGATTATTCTTATAAAAATAATACAATTGTAGAAAATTTAAGTGATACATTAAATCGTGAAACAATTATAGAATATCGTTTAAATATAGATAGTGGTGATAGAGATGTAGATATATATCCTGACCCATTTCAATATGTAGTAACTTTTGGACCAGTTGTAAATAGTAATATTAATAGTGTAATACAACGCGATGAATTAAAAACCAATCTTAGAAATCAAAATACTTACAATAGTAGAAATAAAAATAGAAATCAAAAAGTAGTAGATTCATTTGAAGATAATGAATTATTATACAATTTAGAAAATGATTTATTGGTTAACTATGACAATACATTAAAAAAAATATTTAATCCATATATAACAAGAGATTTTATAAATGTAAAGTTTATACGTTTAGATAATATAGTATTACCTCGTTATAATGCTTTAAAAATAAATTATGATTGGAAATATACTGATAAAAAAAATTATTGTGTTAAATATATTAAAGATGATTATGAACGTTTAATTGATTGTGCAGTATCATATGAACGTTATATACCCGATCCCAATATATGTTTAACATTATTAACTGATCGTTTTATTATGGTAAGTATTAAAGAAATTAGAAATAATCAAAATCTTGCAACAAATATTATTAATACAAATTCATTTACCGTATTTCCTGATAAACCTACTGGTTTAATGTATTGGAGAGGTAATCCTTATTATGCTGTTAGAATTTATGATGATTCACTACTTGGAAATATAACTAAATTATCTTTTGAATTTTATGGCAGTGATGGTACACAAATAAAATTAGATACATCACAAGTATCATATGAAGTATCCTTTATTAATAGTGTTAATCTAATAAATCCAAATAATGCACTATTAGCCCCCCACCACAAACAAGACCATTGCACTAAACAAAAAATAAGATTTTTATTAGATAAGATAACACAAATTATTAAATGCATTATCATTATAAACTTTGATATAAAAGATAAAATAGAATTTTATAGCGATGTTCCGAGCGATAAAAGTAGTTGTTGCAGTGATAAAAGTAGTTGTTGTAGTGATAAAAATGCTTGTTGCAGTAATAAAAGCGGTTGTAGTGATAAAAGCAGTAACAGCGATAAAGAGAAAGAATTAAAATACAATGATTGTACATTTGTATTAGGTGATATGTTTTGCGAATTTAATGAATTTGTAACAACTAATGGGTTTATTAACGTATGTAAAAAAACTCAAGATGGTAAAAAAATAAGCGTTTCAGTTGACCAATATATATACAATGTATTATGGTATATATCAATAAACGATACATGTAATGAACATTTTGAAATAAATTGCAATGCATATAATAATCTTAAGATAATTTTAGAAAGATATAAAGATTATGTGTTTGCAATTTTAGATAAACTAAAAAAAGAAATAACAAATTTACCACTTAATAAATATTTTCAAAATCACTCACTATTTACCATGGGTGTTTATGAACAAAAACTTAATACTAAAATAAACTATAGACCTTAAATAAACTATAAACCTTAAATAAACTTTATATAAAGAAGGAATACACATAACTATACAACGATATAAAGTAAGGATGCTGAAGTAGGTGTAATTTTTAACTATAAATACTTTTTTTAACTATAAATACTTTTTTTAACTATTGTTAGTAGCAGTATGTAAAGCATTACGAATTTCACTAATAACTTTATTATTTACATTTAATTGTGAAGTGCAATTTTGTAATTTTTCATTACATACCTCTTTTTCCAATAATTTTTCACTTTGTATTTTAACTTCATTTTCTACATTTACAATATGTCTTAATCTATCATATTGAAACTGTTGCATTTTACTTGCTAAATCAAAATAAACATATAATGTTAAACATAATGTTATAAATAATATTATTGCTACAATTGATATGGTATTATTCATAATCAGTTTATATATAAATAGTACAACAAATTATTTTTATATATAGTTAAAAGTATTTAGTTAAGCGTATAAAAAGTGTATAAATTTTCATTTATAGTATATATTATAAATGTCATCACTAGATTTATGTTTGGGAATAGATTTTGGAACAACAAACTCGTGTTTATCTGTTTGGCATAATAATAATGCAATTATTATAACAGATTATGATGGTTCTAAAACAATACCTACAATTATAGAAATTAGTAATAATAAGAAAGTAATAGGAAAGGAGGCATATATTAGACAAAATTTATTTAGTAATACATCAACGCCAACATTTTTAGTTTATGAAATTAAAAAATTATTAGGTAAAAAATTTTCAGAAATAAAGAATGTAGAATCATTAGCATATACTATAACTAAAACGAATGATGGAAATGATAATATAAAAATTTTTAATGAAATAGATAACAAGTTTTATTTTCCAGAAGAAATTGCGACACAATTATTTATGTCATTTAAATTACGTGCCGAACTATTTTTAAAATCTATAATTCATGAAGATGGTATTAATATTAATAATGCAGTTATATCTGTACCTGCATACTACAACAAAAATCAAAGAGAAATTATTAAAAAGTGTGCAGAGATGGCAAATTTTAATGTTTTAAGGTTAATAAATGAACCAACGGCTGCAGCTCTATGTTATGGATTAAGTGCTGGTCCAAGTTTATCAAATAAAGATAAAACAAAAAAAATTGTTGTATATGATTTTGGCGGTGGTACATTAGATATAAGCGTTGTTGCTATAAGTAACGATATATATGAAGTTATAGAAACATGTGGAAATTCATGTCTTGGAGGTTCTGACTTTGATAATTGTATTATGGAATATTGTATAACTGAATTTATTAATAATAATAATTGCAATAAAAAAGAATTTATTGAAAATATTTCAGAAAGTAGTTTGCAAAAATTAAAATATGTTGCTGAACAAGCCAAAATAACATTAACCGAATTTCTAATTGCAACAATTAAAATTAAAAACTTTTATAATAATGTAGATTTAAATGTTTCAATATCGCGTGAAATATTTAATACTATATGCAATAACTTAATTAATTTAGCTATTTCACCTTTAAATGATATTTTTGCTGGTTGTAATAGACATAATCTGGCTGAGGGTGCTGGTGGCGGGGCTGAAGGGGATGGGGATGTAGGAGCTGAAGGTGAAGGGGGTGAGGGGGCTGTTGGGGTTGGGGATATTGATGAAATTATAATGGTAGGTGGTATGACACGTGTACCTATTATAAGATATAACGTAGAGCGTTTTTTTAATAAAGAGGTAAACTGTTCAATAGATCCAGATAATGTTGTATCAATTGGCGCTGCTATACATGGTTACATGTTAACAAATAAATGTAATATAGCAGATAACTTGCTACTAATTGACCGAACATCATTATCTATTGGATTAGAATTAGCGGGTGGTATTATGGATGTATTAATACCAAGAGGTACAATTATACCATTTAAAAAAACCAGAAAATATACAACAGATACAGATAATATGGAATCAATCAATATAAAAATCTTTGAAGGTGAAAGAAGTTTAACAAAAGATAATTTTTTAATAGGTGAATTTACTTTAAATGGTATTGAAAAAGCAAAAAGAGGAATTCCTGAAATAATGATAACATTTGAAATTGATGCTAATAGTATTATAAATATTAAGGCAGAAGATTTAAATAATGTACTTAATAAAAAAAGTGTTAAGATAACAAATAATAATAAAAATTTGGACGAAATTACTAAAATTATAGAAATTGCAAAAGAGATGGATGAGATTGATAGAATAGATAAGTATAAAAAAATGTCATATATGCAATTAAAAGATAATTGTTTACGTATTATAGAATCATTAAATAATGATGAATTAAAAATAAGTAAGGAGAAGAAAGATGATATTATTAGTAATATAAATGAGATTTATACATGGTTATGCGAATTAACATATGAAGATATAGATATGGAAAAATACAAAGAATTATTACATGATTTTAAAGCAAATTATTCTTTATTAATGATAATGCCGAGTACTGATGGTAATAGTGCTAAAGGTTGTGATGCAGAAGGTGAAGGTGTAGAAATCTTAGATGATGATGTAAATAATAAAAAATACAGTAAACATATTATTTTTATACGTGATTTACTTGAAAGGTATGATTTATATAATAAACAAATATTTAATAAACATGTTAATGAATTATTTAGAAAAGTATATGATTTAGCAAATGATTTATTAATAAAGTTTTTTATAGATATAGATATACCTGTTGATGATGTTGTAAATAATATTAAAAAAATTAAAACATATTCTGAGGAGTTTGAGAGTGAGTATTGTAAATTAAATATTGAATTAAATATTTTAGATAGAGTTATTTATAAACATAAACAAGTTGAAAATACATATTTATCATTACTTGATATACATAGTAATAGTACTAATAATATAGAAAGTAAAAATATTAATAATGTTTTAGATATTCTAATTGATTATGATACAATTATATATAAAATGAAAAATAATTATGATGTTTATGATGAAAATAAATTAATATTAATAGAAATAGAATTAGATAAATTACAGGCTACTAACCTCTAATCTTACAATCTGTACAATTCGTATAAACTATAATCTATAGATAATATATAAATGGAAGAAAACATTATTAAAATCATTGATGGTTTATATATTACAAGTTCAAATATTGAAAATGATAGATATAAATATATTATAAATATAAATAATAAAACTATTGACAATGTCCATGAAAGTACCATAGATACCCATTGTGTTAATATATATATAGAGGAAATATTATTATCATCATCTATTACAGGTATTGATTATAATACAGTCAATAATTTTATTTTGGATGCATTTAAAAATAAAGAAAAAGTTATAATATATGATGATAGTAATTACATAGTATCATTTTTAATATGCTCAATATTTATGATAAAAATAATTAAAACAAACTATTTTGATACAATTGCATGGTTAAAATACAAGTTAAAAATAAATTCAAAAATATATAAAAAATTGTCATATCAATTATTATTGCATACACAATGAAGGTGCTAAAATTATTGACCTTCTAG